TGCATTAGGTATATAAGCTGTGGCGCCTTGAATCAAAATAAGAGAAACAACCATAACTCTATCGTTTGTTGATGGTACGTTTGTTATATTTGCCGTAAAATTTGCAGATATAGAACTGTGATAAAATAAAGAACCTAAAGAAAAATTGTGCGTTACTGTTCCTGTAGCATTTGTTAATGTTTGTAATTTTTCTATTGATTGTTGTAAATTAGTATTTCCAGAAAGTGTTAAATCACCAGAAATGGTTCCACCAGAAGTTGCAAGTTTTGTATTTGAAGAAGTAAAAGCTCCATTGGCATAACTACCTGCATTTATAGCATTTGTATTTGCAGTATTAGCTTGAGCAAAAGCTCCATTAGCATAAGAATCACTTGAGGTTGTTGTAAAAGATAAATTTCCTAAACCATCAGTTGATATGAATTGACCACTAGAACCTCCAGTAATTTTTACATTACTTATAGAATTCAAGTTTGAACTACCAGAAATACTTAGACTATTTGCCGTTATATTATCAAACGAATAGTCTAAGGTTTCATCTATAACATCCGGTTTTATTTTTGTTAATGCCATTTTAGTTTTTTAACCATCTAAAAGTTTTGTGTTGTTTTCTTTATTCACAGATAACATATTCGTAAATATTTTTTGAGTGGCTTCATTGGACTTGACCATTTCGTTTCTAAAACTTTCTACGGCAGCTCCAGTTTGTCTGGACATTCCCGAATTTTCAATTAACAACATTGGAATAAATGTCATTGCACAATTCCACTCTTCAATTTGTTTACCGCTATTTATGTCGTACCCCTCGACTTTAGTAAACCATGCACACTTAAACTGTACACACTCTTCTTTCATTATAGGACAAAAACTTCCTGGTTTTAATTGCATGTTATAATCTCCTTTAAATAAACCATGTTATAATTGAATATCTAGTGCCTTTTGTTACAGGCAAAATTTCATGCGGATACATAAAATTTGAAGGAAATAAAATTACTGATCCTTTTTTTAATTTGTATTTTAATTCTCGATTAAAGAAAGCAAACTCTCCTCCTTCATAATCTTCATTTAAAGCAATTGAACATGAAACTGACCTTGGGTGTTTTTTATAGGAATCAGTGTGTTCTTTATAAAATTGTCCAACTTCGTAAGATAATAAATCGTAACCCGTATCAATTTCAATATTACAATGAGGAAAACAATTATTATATTTATTAATTGCAACATTAACAGATTTAAAAATTTCTTCGTCTAATTTTTTTCTAATTTCAAAATTTTCATTAATAATATTTTCTTGAGATATTCCTATTGTTTTTACATTTCTTACATTTAAATCCATTGTTTCATATCCTACTGATGCCAAATTCCAATTTTTATCATTATTATATTCTTTTAAAATAGAATTACACAATTCTTCAGATAAAATATTATCTACTACAACAATATAATCAGAAATATTTTTTTTGTTATTGGATTCGTTTATTTTTAAATCTTTATTTTCTTTTTTTGGTAAACCATTAAGATAAGGAATATCTTTTACATCAACATTTAAATTGGAATTAATAGTTGCAACAATTTTATTGTCTACTTTTTTAAATTTATCAAAATACGCAAAAGAATTTTCACCTCTACTTAAAACATAATGTAAAAAAGTTTGAATATATTCAGTACCTTTAAAATTGTCTCTCCAATGAGCAGCATCACATCCCAAATATAACATAGCGTCACCTGCATTTAAATTTAATTCCACAATTTCATTATTAGGTTTTTCTATGTATATTGGCCATTCTTTATCTCCACTTAAATGTATAGTTAAACTTATTTCACATGCATGTCTATCTTTATGTTTTTCTAAAACATTATTATTTTTATATACTCTACCATAAGAATATGTAGGTAAAACCATTTCACCTACTATTTCACTTACAACTGGAGTTTTTTCACATAATAATTCTAAAAAATCAATGTAATTATACTGAGAAGGAGCTCCTTCAACTTGACTATCACCTTCAATATTGTTAGTTTCACAGAAATGCTTAAAATTTTTGGATATTAATTTAGCTTGAGATTCACTGATAAAATTTGGAATGTAAATGTAATTATTTTCTTTTAATGAAATGTTCATAATATACTCACAAAAAAATAGTTTAACTTAATGTATTGTTTTAAGGAATGAGAGTATTTTGATTTGTTATACAAACCTCATAACAATTTAATGCCCATTCTGGTAATTCTGTAATGTCTAAATTCGGTTCAGTAGAACGAAATTCTATCCAACCTGTACCTTGACCATATTGTAATCCTATTAAATGTGAATTATTTGAATCTGGCCATATTGGATTGTTCCATTGTAAAGCATGAATATTGTTAGGTATACCACAACTTGATAGATCAAGTCCAGTGCAACTTGTTTCATCAGTTCCAACATATCCATCAATTGGAATTATAACTAATTTATGTGTTTGTAACATCATACCTCCTTTTTTTTATTTATTTAGTTTCAATTTAAAGTTGCAATTATAACATCAACATATCGTATATTAAGATTAGCTACTGTACCACTAGCGGTTGCAGATAAACTGTGGGCATGTCCGCCAGCAGACCAAACAGTTCCGGTTGGAGTTGCTGAATCAGCTGTTGTTCCTGCTACAGCATTAGTTATCACATTTGTAACAGTGCTATATCGAGGTGCAGGTGATGGAAAAGGAGGAGCTCCAGGAAAAAATTTTACGGGTTCATTAGCTAATCTAATAGTCGACGGCGTTGTAACAGGATGATTATGCGTTGGTATATTTGGATTAGCTATTGAAGTAGCATCACTATTCATAGTAAAGGGTGCACCAGTAAAAGAATATGGTGTACTATTAAAAACTGTTGTAAAATCTAAAGTTCCTCCAGAAGAAGTTGCTCCACTGACTACTCTCAATGCATGATTATTAAAATTAACAGTTTCTTTAGTCCAACCTGTTGGAGCAGAACTTTGTTGAAATAACGTTTTTGTACCGGAAGTAAAGATAGTCATTTAATTTCTCGTAACTAAAATAATATCAACATAAAGAAGTCTAAAATCAAGGCCACCCGAAATACTACTAGATGATAGGGTTCCTATTGGATGAGTATGGCTGGTTCCAGTTGGAGCTGGAGTATTATCATTGTGCGTTAAACTAGAGGAATATGTAGCTCTAAGGGTAGCCTGATACGCCGTTGGTTGACCTCTACCTGGAGAAGAAGTTCTCGTAGGACCAACCCAAAGTCTATCATGTCTGTGAGTTGGTAGTTGAGATGTGGTTAAAGTAACACTACCCACAGTTGGACTAATAGTGACAGTAGCAGGTTGTACAGTATAATCATTAAATACCGTAGTAAAATTAATTGCACCAGCTGACGTTACAGATCCAGTTGTTACACGTAAAGTAAATTCATTAAAAGAAGTATCTTTTGTCCATCCTACTGGAGGAGTGGTGACACGCATTACTGTTCTAGATGTTGATGGAATAATTAAAGACATATTTAAGTTCTCGTTGCTAAAATAACGTCCACATATTTAACCGAAAAATTAAAACTAGCATAAGTTACAGATGGACTAGTAGAAGCTGTATGATCGTGAGCAGTTGTTGTTCCTGGTGTACCATTTATAGTTCCTGGAAAATAATTATCACCCGTTAGTGATCCAAATAATGGAGCATTAGGAGGACTAAATTCAACATAAGGAGCTGTTCCTGGTGGATTAGGATGTCGAGTTGCACCAAATTCTTGTGACGTAGTAGCCCCTTGGCCAGTTCTTGGATGTCGATGTGTAGGAATATTATTAATAACTAATGTAGTACCTCCAATTGATCCAGTCAAAACTAAAGTACCATTTAAATTACGATTTGTCAATACACCAGAAAATCCCAACACACCTCCTGTAGAAACACTTCCTGATACAACTCTTAATCCATAATCATTAAGAGTTGTATCTTTTGTCCAACCAGTAGGAGCTGAAGTTTGAACAAAAAGCATAGTCGCACCCAGATAATTTGCCTGTTCACCCGCAGCTTCTCCAGTTATAGAATTTAAAACAAAAGTATTAAGTGAGTTTATTCTAGGCATAATTATCCAAAGGTTGCTTCAGATCCAAAAACGGACCATGCGCCGCCACCTGTACGAAGTAAAGTAAATGAATAAAATTCTGTTTTGTTTGCAGCTGCAGTTGGTGCTGTTCCTCCA